ATTCAGCAGAGCGGAACAAGAGGCGGTTGTATAGGGCAATTTGGCTCCGGCCTGCGCAAAGACCCACTGAACAAACGCCATACACCAGGGATAGGCGCTGCCGGAAACTGCCCGGCCATAAAACCAGGTATTGTATTTGACATGGTTGGAGTTGGCCGGGGACTCCTTCACCCCCAGTTCGGTGCGGGCAATGTTCAAGACTTGTTCAACCGTTGTCATCGTTGTCACCTTCGTAGATAATTTCCAGGCCATAGGCTTTCGCAGCTTCATGCTCAATGCGGCATCCACGGGCATTCTCCCAACCTTTGCAGAAATAAGCGGTATGGCAAAGGCTCATATTCTCAAGGCTTTTAGCAAGGAAACAGAGGGGAATTTGAACAACGCCCCGCGCCTTCATGTTCTCATCGTTATACCATTCGTCGGTAAACAGAGTATTCACAATCTCATATCCGTGATTTGTCAGAACTTCGATTGCCTGATTTCTGGTTTTGACAATCTCTTTGTCGGTTTTTCCATTCATTGGCTGACTCAGCATGGCTTTTTTCATAATATTTGTACTCCATCATTTATTGGTCGTATTTTCCAGTTCTTTGTGCAGCTTCAGCACCGCCGCTTCAACCGCATTGTCTATCTCCTTGTCATTCAGGCAATACCCCTTCTCTGCCAGAAAGTCCAGCACATACTGTTTCCTCGCCGCACCGTCGAGGTTGTGGTAGAGCTGCTGTGCCGCGGCCACGGCAATCTCCACCCACTTGAGCATTTCTTCCCGGTCCTGCGCGGTGGTCTTACGCTTGAGCCACGGGATGACAAAGGCTGTGATCAGCGCGGCAATTAGCAGAATTGCGGCATTCACAACCGGCGTCAGGTCAATCATAGCGTTCCTCTCTTTCTCCGGGCCTGTCCCCGGTCCATACTTTGCTGATTTTAATTCCCGCCAGCAAGAGAGCTTCCACGCCGCCCGCGCCAAGGGTGTACTGGATGAGCGTGTCCGGCACCGCGCCCTTGACGCAGAAAACGGCGGTCATGGCGATGATAAAGGCTAGGGCAAAGAGTCCCATTGCCAGAAGGATTCGATTGGAAGTCTTCACAGCCCGACCCTCCCCAGCAAGAATGCGATAACGGCGGCGCAGACGGCCCAGACTGCCTTCTCCACGAGGCTTTCCCAGCGTTTGCCGGGCTTGTCCCGCAGCTCCTGGACGGTGTTTTTCTCCTCCTGCAAGGCGGTTTTGATTTCTTCCGTATCTTCCTTGATCTGGTTCAAACGCTCCTCAATGACCGCAACCGAGGTGTGAGAAGCGTCCAGCTTCTGGTAAATCTCTTTATGAGATTCCTTATTGTGTGCGCTGTCCTGCTCCAACACCTCAATACGCGGCAGCAGCGGGCAGTCTCTGGGGTTGTCCGTGCAGATTTCAGGCATGATGCTCACTCCTTTCCGTCGGTGGTTTTGGTGTATTCAATGGTCAAAGAAACCGTTTTCCCGAACAGATTCGTGCTATGACTTAATACGACCACTGTTGAATAAGGGTTAATTGCAATTTCCACAAATGGACTTACATTTGTCCAAACCAACCCGCCGGCATTGTAAAAACACATCATATTCACACAGGTTAACTCGGCTATATCAGAGATCGTGGCATTCGGGAAGGCCGTCCATGTATCTGCGTTTGGAAATATGTCGCATAATACCCGCCTATACAACGGCTTCCCGTCAATCCACGTTCCAATCCTGGTCTCCTCCGTGGAATACACATTCTCCACCGGTACGCTCTCCGCTGCCTTGATGCAGAACAGCACCGCCATGTTTACCGGGCGGGAAGTATATTGAGCGGCCACAGGCCCCGAATGTACCGTTGCCGAGGTTTCTGAATAGGTCGACTGTATAGGCCCTGTTGTATCCGTATAATCCGGCCAATTGCCGTCCAGGCTTGGATTTTTTCCTACAAAAAAGCCTTTTCCATAAGCCGCTACATAGATATTCGGGATTCTGGTGGCCTCCTGTTTTTCACCAACATCCCCGCTTAATGGTTCTTGCGATTCGCCGTGATATCCCCGAAGGAACAGATTCCGCATATCCGGCACGGCGAAGGAAGCTGCGCCGTCCCCACCAAAGTGATTCGCCGCGCCAAACTGCTGTTGGAAGAATCCGGCAAGTTCCGGGTAATCCGCAATATGGTATTCTGCGCCGTCGCAAATCAGATAATCTTTTGGTGCGGTTAAGCCTAAAAAGCTGATAACCGTTCCGACTGGGTTCCCATCTGGGCCTGCTGGGCCGCGTGGACCGCAAAGGAGTTGACCTTTATAATATGCGTTCATGATTTCACCTCACTTCCAGCGGCCGCAAATTTTTCGGTCTACCATAAAATTCATAGCTTGGCTAGGAGCCGGAGATCCACGAACGGCATCATATACTCTGGTCTCTCTCAAACTGTCATTTTCTTTGCGAAAAAATAAGAAAAAGGGAGAGGGCCCAGATTCAGTGACATTTTCTGAATAGAATTCCACCAACGTCAATGGATAGGGGATGCTTAGAAATATGCTAGGTACAGATACAAATACATTTAACCAGTTGTTCCACCTATTACTAGGAATAGACACTGTCTGGCGGATGGACATCTCCACATATCCGTTAGACCATTTCCGTACATGCCAGCCATCTTCCGTATCGTACTCCTGAATGGAGAGCGGAATGGGCGTCCACGGCGGCTCGTCCACCAGATACACCGCCTCCGCCTGCTTCTCCTCCTCGGACAGCCCATCGTACTCCTCCTTTGTAAGAGGCGTCACCGGCGTTTTGACGGAAATGCCGCCATCTTTTATCAGAACCGTTTCATCCGGTATCAATCGGTCCTGCTTGCCGCTCAGAGCGGTTTTGATCTTCGTCCAAAGCTCCTGCGTCCGTTGACCGTTCAGGTATTTTTCAATACTCATACCAGAATCGCCTGCAATTCATCCGCCGTCATGGCTCGAAGCGCGTCCTTGCTCCAATAACCGCTCAGATCGACGGCGGTGCTGCCAAACAGCTCCCACTTGCCGTCCAGCCACATATATTCGTCCTTTGCGTTGTTCACGGCATTCGCCGCGCTGGGAACCAGATAGATCACATTGGCTTCTCCGGTCTCCGGCAGGGCCTCCACCGCCTCAAACCGAATTCCGCTGGCGCCAACAACAGCGTCAGCAATGGCCTGATTTACCTCCGCAGAAGTCATATAATTCGCCAGAGCCGTTGCAATGGCCGTCTGTACGCTGGCATTTGTGGCATAGTTCGCCAGTGCGGACGTGATGGCCGTTGCGACCGCGTCGGGCGTTGTGTAGTTGTTTAGGTCCCCAATATCGGCCTTTCCTGCCAGGGCGGTCTTGATTGCGGTCCAAAACTCCTGCAGGCGGATGGAATTTACATAGGTATCGGTTGTGGTGGTTCTAGGTGTCATAGCAGAATCCCCTTTCAAGTCATCAAGATTTTCCGCAGTTCCTCTGCGGTCATGGCGGTGGGAATGGTCTCAAGCGTTTCTTCCAGGCGGATGATGGACGATATCGGGTGCTGGTTTTCATCCTCCCTGTGGGAAAGAAGCCGATGATCGGATACGCCCCCTCCTCCGCCTCCCTGGATAGGGACGGAAGACAGCAGCTTCTTTCCTGCATATAAGCCAAGTTCGCCATCCGTCGTGTAATCCAGCCCGTCGGCTTTCCCGGCAAGCTCCTGCTGCCATAAATCCGGCGTAGGCGGCTGGGTGTTTTGACCGAGCTTTGCGCCCTCAAAGATTGTGCCCAGGCTTGCCCAGACGGTGGGAAGGACAATCTCTCCGCCTTCTCCCGTTCCGTAGACGCCGGCCATCAGCAGGACGCCCTTTTTCGTCAGAGCCTCCCAAGGAATCACACATCCGCCGTTTTCATCCACTTTCACGGCGGTCGGTTCGCCGCTGGTTCCAGCCCGGAATACCGCGATTCGGCTTAATCCATCCCAATCTGCGGAAAACGTGAACCGCACATCGTAGACGTTGACGCTCCCGCTGGTGAGCGTTTCCCGCCCCCGCAAGGTCAGTTTGTTTTTTTCTGCGTATAGAGTAAACATGTTTCACCTCCCTATTCTGGATAAATTTCTCCGCATAGTTGCACGGAAAGGCGGTTGTACAGTTTTCACAAAAATTTTCGCGCTTTGCCGCCTGCGCCGATATATCCCTTTACCACTTCCTGCGCTTTTCCGTTCACGCCGACGTAGGCTTTCAGTCTGTGACCTGACTGCCTGTTGTTTTCGGGGCATCCCCGTTTCTTTATGATACACTTTTTTTTAGTCTGTACTGTAGAACGCTTTGTTACTATACCGCTGTATAACTACAAATTTCCCATCACCATAAGCGATACCGCTCCATTTTGCAGAATAGGGGAGGGTTGAAGTTGTCCAGTTTCTCCCATCCGCGCTATATGCAAATTCCTCACCACTATCTGCGATAGCCATATATTTTCCATCCCCATATGCTATGCATCTCCAATCAGCAGAGGATGGAAGTATTCCAGGCTCCCAAATGATCCCATCAGTACTATATGCACATTTATTCGCATTTTTCGCAAGACTAACAAAAAAATTATTTTCACAAAAAAGTGTGCCAGGAGTAAAAGAAGTATTTACATCCAAACCAGAATTTGTAGATGCCCATGAGGCTAAATCTTTGCTGTAGTAAACTTGTGTTCCATAGAACGAAATAAATTTCCCGTCTCCGTAAGCAATATTGTTCATGCCCGTTGTTGGTGTTCCTATGGTTTCCCAGTTTATTAAATCTTCACTATAAGAAATTCTGTGGTTAGTCGACGAAAGTGCTGCATACTTTCCGCCTCCGTACGTTATATCGGTAAAATATGGAGTTTCTGGAGGAGTAACAAGGTTCCAGTTAATACCATCTGCGCTATATCCAATCTTCCCCGGTCCCGCCGCTACAAACTTGCCATTTCCATAACATATGTCGTTCAATGATATTATGTCGGGCAGCGTAACATATGACCAATAGATCCCATTCGTGCTATAGGCTATTTTATCAGATGCGTTTGCTACCGCCACAAATTTGCTTGCACCATATGTTATCGCTGACCAGTTTATTTCATATGGTAGACTTACTTCCTTCCAACTAGCACCCTTTTGAAAAAATAGCTCCGTTACACCATTAATGCCAACATATGCTTTCTTTACTTCACGGGCAATACCATTGATACCAACATATAGTTTTTTTATTTTACGTGCCCTTCCTCCGACGCCTATATACCCTTTCTTCGCCATAACGCTACCTCATTCATAGACGGCATAAATTGTACCGGTCGTTAATGGTGAAACGCCGTCAGTCAGGTCAGATGTGCCATATGTGATTAGGCCCCCTGCCTTACTCAATGCACTATTCGCCTTACTCAATGCGCTGGATGCTGTGCTGGCGGCGCTGTTTGCCTTACTCAATGCGCTGTCCGCCGTTGTCTTTGCGCCGTTTGCCTTATGAAACAGCGCGGCGAACATATCATTTGGCGTATCTTCCTCACTTAATCCGGCCAGCCCCGCAGTAGAATCCGTCAACAGGCTCGCCTTGTCCAACGGCGTACCCTCCTGCGCCCAGCCATCCGGGTTGATGCCGTTGAAATCGACTGGCAGGGTGCCGCTTACCAGCGCGTCGACAAAGGTTTCATAGGTTGGATAGAGCGTCAGAAACCCGCTCACGGATTTCAAATAGCGGGAATTCCCGGTTCCTTTCATAATTGCGTCCTGCATAGTCAAAAACCTCCTGATGCAGTCTCACCGGCATACATCCGGCTTTTTTTCATTTGCGTGAACAGCTCATGTGTTTGCAGAAGAATCTGTTCCAAGTTGTTGGCGGTTTCAAAGGTCAAGCGGTTCATATCGGGCGGAATTGGAGGAAACCCAGACACGCCGGGGAATGCATACCGCACCGCTTGAATGCGGGAGAGATAGGCATCCATCTCGTTCGGCGTGGGGATATCCTCTTTTCGCCATGTTTTAGGCGTCGGCAAGGTAGTCCTCCTTTCATACGGATGGTCCCGCGGCCAGCGGCGTAGAGGTTGCGCTTGAGAGAAACAGGTCTCCAATAATATCGTAGACGCCCGTAATGCCTTCCGGGTTGATACAGGGAACAAAATCCCGAATCAATTCATCGCCGTTATAGAATTTGAGAGAATACAATTTGGCTTTAACCGAGGAAGTTTCAGCTGCCGCGCTGCCTAACACACGAACCGCTGCGTTTGGTACATAGGATGCGGCGGTAGCAAGGCCCTTGAAAGTGGTGTCATCCACCATAATTTTTGTGTTTGGGTAATCAATCGTTATCAACATACGTCTTGGGGTTACATTTTCCGTAATTTTCGAGAAATTCCAACTGGGCGTTGTGGATGTGCCGGAACCAGAGCCCATAACTCCGCCAATAAAAGTTGGCGCGTAGTTTACTGCAAGCTGCCTGTGTTGATATCTGCCATTGCCGACCGAATGTCTGGAATATGCAAATAAAAAATAATGATAAATTCCGCTTGATGGGACTTCCGTCGGCTCCACATCCATTACCATTTTCATCGCTGCGCCCATAACTACTGTATTTAGAAAAACGCTGCCGGATGATTGAATGTATCGGACTTCTTGATAGCCCTCCGGCAGTCTGGACGGCTTGTTTGCTTCAAACGTCAGCGTATCTCCAACATAAGCCCGTTTGATCTTTGCGCCGCCGCAGTATACTGCGGCGATTTTCTGTTCTCCCGCTCGAAGCATGGGTCATTCCTCCGGAATCAGGTAAACCGTATTTGGGTCTTTTTCCGGCAGAGCGTCATATTCTTCCTGGGTGCGAACCAGAAAATTACCAATATCTCCAATTGGAATCGCCCCCACCATCTCTGCGGTGTAGTCCTCTCTTTCGGGCACAACCGCGCCGCTGCGGCCATTAAAGCTGATAACGCCGGAGTCGCCCTGCGGGCCTTGCGGGCCTGCTGGACCCTCTGGGCCTTGCGGACCGGCGGGGCCGGTTTCGCCTTGCGGACCAACGGGTCCCGTTGGTCCTTGCGGGCCTGGGTCTCCCTGCGGTCCAGGGGGCCCCGCCTCTCCCTGTGGGCCTTGCGGGCCAATCTGTTCGTTGCTTACGGCGTTTTCCAGCTTGTTCAGGTTTTCCGCCGTCAGCAGATCGCCGTTTTTCCACACGGTAGGTACATACATTACGAAATCCCCCTTCCAAGAATTGCTGTTCCGATGCGTCCTGCGCCAACGATGCTGGATTCCACCACCCAGCTTGCCTCAAACTCTGCGGTCAAGGTGCAGTCGGTATTGGCCATAAAGGTGTAAACCGGGTCCTCGCTGACGCGTTCGCCGTTTTTCACCCAGCCCAGGAAACGGCTGCTTCCGATTGGTTCCGCCCGGACCGTTACCGGTTCGCCGCAGTAAAACAACGCGCCATAGGCGGTTCCGCTGCCGGGCGGGTCCACAAGAACAGATACCATAAAAGCTGGAACAATACCCGCCGGAATGCGATATCCGGCTTCTGCTAACTTTGTCAAAAGGTACGAGGCCGCCAGCGTCACGCGATTGAGGTCCTTGGCGTTGTACGCACCCTTCGGTCCCGCCTCCCACTCGTCCCATTCTTCCGGCGTTCCCCGCCAGGACCGGGAAAACGGGTCCCACATTCCCGCCAGATACCGCACGCGTTCTACGTCGCTCTGCGTACGGTCTGTAATCAAATAATTCCGAAATTGTTCCAAAGCTGTCAAATCCCTCCTGCGAAAAATTCACCGCTGTACCGAATTTCCGGATCGCCGGAAATATTCAGGTCTTCGCCAACCACCTCGCAGTCTGCCGCCGCAATGCCGCTCAAAACAATATCCATGCGGGTGATGTAACCGCTGATCATGGTTTTCCAGGGCGTCGGCGTGGAAATACGGTCCCCGGGGCGTTCGCCGGCCAGCACGATCTTGACGCGCTGCCGGTCCCGTTTGGCGTAATAGTCGTAGATGTGCTGCGCCACTCCTGCTACGTTCCCGGAGTTTACCAGCGTTGCGCCGTCCACCTCAATCACATTTTGTTTGTCGCTGGCGGTTGCTTTTGGATTGAGAATTTCCGTCACTGCGGCGGTGTGGTAGTAGGTTTTCCCGCCGACCTCTACAGTGTCGTTCCCTCTTCCGGTCAGACTGTAAGCGTGGGCGGTCACCCGTACCGCGGTAACGATTGCCGCAGTCTCTACCGTCCCGCCTGTGTATACCCGATGGAGCGGGAAACGGCTCGGGGTATTTTCCCGGTCCTTATACACCCGTACGGCGTCGGTCCCGCTGGTGTCCGCAATGGCGCAGAGAGCAAATGCCATCTGTTGCAGAGCCTCCCGGCGGGTCCCCTCCGGGATGTATCCGCTCACCGTTGCCGCCGCTAGGGAGGCATCCAGATTTAGATCAAAATGACCGCCTAGAATTTCTTCCAGCAGCGTTTTCGCCGGATAGTTGGTGTAAACCGCTGCGGGGAAGGTGTCCTCGTCCAGAACGCCCATAGCGTCGATGCAGGAAACGTCGTACAGCCCCGCCGCCCGGTGGGTGGAATGGTCGATGTAGAAAACGCCAATCAGGTTGTCGCCGTCATAGGCGGATACCGGCTGTTTGAATTGGAACATGTAGGTAAGATCGTCCTCGCTGTCCAAGGTGAAGTCCAGAGTATTGACGGCGATTTCGGAGGAAATGATACTAGCTTCCGCCGTGATTTTCACATTCCGCAGCTCATCCCGCAGAAACACCCGCGTTACGCCGAAAACAATCTGCGTCAATTTGGCAAAACGGTGCGGAAGGCTGGTTTCTTCCAGACGAATGCTGATCCGGTCATAAGCTTCCACTGTGCGGCTGCAAAAGAACTCCGGGCCGTCCGGCGTGAAGGCGGCTTCCGCGAGCAAAGCCGTGCCGCGCCGCCATTGGATGGTGACACGGGGGCAGTATTCGCCGGACGCGGGGTCGAACCGCAGAAAGATTCCCGGAGACGTGTACCGCGCGCGGAAAACGATGGTGATTTCCGGCGGGGCCTCAAACGCGCCGTCTGACCCGCTCATGGCCGCTGACCAAAAGCGGGCGGGCTGTCCGTCTATGATTTCACGGGAACCGTCAAGGATCCAGCCATTCGGTTCCAATGACGCCAGCGGCGGCAGGTCTGCCGGAAAAGGAAGCATGGCCGGTTGACTGAAGGACTGCGCGTCCTGCGTGGAAATACCGGCGTCTTCCGCCGCGCCTGCGGCAATATCTTGATACTCGATACGAACACTCATGCTGGCTTCCTCTGCGGCTTCATGGCAATGAAGTTGATGGACAGGCCGTCCCACTTGTTCAGGCCATCGTAGATGTGGAAAAGTTCATCCTCGCCGTTGGCGACATATGCCTGAAAGGTAAGAGTTCCCTGCGCGTATGGGATGACCAGGGTATGGCTGTTTTGCGGGGCGGAAATCACATCATACAGCCGGTCGTATTCATTCGGATCGCTGTAATCGGATGCGATTTCCAGCGTGTAATTATAATAAGTACCGATGATGTCCCGCTGCATGGAGCCGTCCATAACCCGCCCGGCGTTTGGACCGTCCAGGACCGAAAAGGACCGTTTCAAGCTCAAAACGTTCACGCCGGGATACTCTGTGCCGTCAACGGTGAATACAGGAAGATTCATGTTGTCCCCCTTGCCAGCCGAACGCCGACGCGCTGTGTTTCCTGGGTGTTCACTTCATAAACAACGCGGCCAAGCTCCCGGCGGTCTACTTGCAGAATAACGGTGATGGGGCGCTTTCCGCCACCATTCAAGGCCACACCGGAATCATGGATAGCTTTTGCGGCCATTTGATAAATAAGGTCCGCAGGAGCTTCGATGTTGTACCCTTTTCGCTGATCGCCCAAAATCGCAGCAAATTGCTGATTGGGTGGAATTACTGCGCCGTTGGCAAGTTTTGGGAGGTCGTGGGCAGAATACATAGCATATTCCAAAGATACAGTCCGCGGGTAAGTTCGCATTCCCCCAGAAATACTAGCCCTTGCTTTCTGCATGGAAAATGCGCCGGAAATGTCATTCCAGACATTTGATGCCCAATTGGACAGGCTCGAAAAGATTCCATTCAGCCCATTGAGCAGACCATTTACGATGCCTTTCCCGATAGAAATCCAGTCTTTTTCCCGTAAATCCTGCATGGTTTCATCAATTTTTTTGACAATTGTGTCCTTGATTTTCTTAAATCCAGTATCAGAATTCGTGTCGATTTCAGAATACTTCCTGCTGAGCCCTTCTTTGATATTTCCCCACTTATTGGAGGTGTCGGTTTCAACGTTTGACCACGAGGCAGAAATATTTGACTCTGTATTTTTCAAAAAAGCAGACAATGTATTTTCGACAGAAGGTAAATTTTCATTGATACCATTTGATAATCCAGCGACCAGGTAACTCCCGTATTGATTAAAGACTGTGGAGGGGGAGTGAATCCCAAAAAGATCTTGGAACCAATTTCCAATTCTCTCAAAAATTCCTTTTGTCCTTTTTTCGTCTACTCCTTCATCCATACCCTTTTCCAGCCCCTCCCCAATGTTCCGGCCATACCCGGGCATATCGTTAGCGACGCCTTCAACCGTCCTCCGCACACTTTCCATGCGGCTTTCAAGCTGTACGCCAACATTTGCTTCCGGCTCGGTTGAACTGGTAAGGGAGGCGGAATAAGTATCAATCGCGCCGCTTAATTCATCGTAGGCCGTTATTGCATTGCCGCGAGCCTCGTTTGCGGCTTCCAACGCTTCTGTCTGCTTTCTCTGCTGTTCAGTTAAAGCCGTATGCTTTTCAATATCCCACCACGGTGTATTAGCGAGCTGTTCTTCGGTATCTTTCAGAGCTTGTTCGGCAATATTGATGCTCTTCACAGCCTGCTCGGCGTCAGAAACAGCCTGATAGCGGTCCTTGTATGCCTGTACTAAAAGCTCTTGCAAAGCGGCGGCTTCCGCCTCTTTTTGGAGGGAAACAATTAACTGTTCAGTTGCCTCTTTCGTTTCGACAATCCGGCCGGTTGTTTCGTCAATCGTAAGATGCAGACCGTCTAAGCCCATGCTGTTCAGAAGATCAACTTTTACAGCCATAAGTTCAAGCTCAGATGCAGAGGCGTTTGCATTTTCGTTGATGGCATAAATTTCTTCCACAAGGGATTGCGCCGCGCCTGTATCTGCAAGAGATGTGTTCAGTTTTCCGATATTATCGCTCAATGTTTGCACCGCAGAAGTAGAACGTTTCGAAGATTCCTCGCATTCTTCTAAAATATGGGACATCACTTGGAAATCCTCGGATGCCTCATAGGCCGCTTTCCCCCCGCCAAGGAACACCGCCGCAAGCGTACCCGCCACAGCTACGATT